AAGATGCCAATCATAAAATTGTCCTTTTTTGTATTCAGTAAATTGACAAGGCTCTGACCAATCCCACTCAAAATTCCAATTTGCACTAGCATTAGCTTGATGAATATAAGGTTGAATTTCATTATATATCCACCTATCACTCATCCATACAATGTCTGATTTGCGTTTTTTTTGTATGTTTTTTAATTGTGCTTCTGTAAGTTCGTTTTGATTGTTGTTTCCTGTAATAGCTATATGTTTATTTTGTTCTTGACCGTAACGCACTATGTCGTCACATATTTTTTCTGGTATGGCAGATTTAAAATACCAATAATACCATTTAAGATTCATATTTTTTTCCTGTGTTTTGATACTTTGCTATTACAGAGGGTAATAAAAAATCTTCTATTGCGTAGGATTTCTTTTCTATTTTGTCTGTTCTTATTGTGTGTAAATCTACATCACCAAAAATAGAATCATTATATTGTATGCCTTGTATTTTAAATTGTTTTAAATTTGTAAAACTGTGTGTGTATTTTGGAATTTTAAAGAAATTATAAATAGAGTTTATAACTTGTTGTGGATTACTGACTATCTCATCATAACTTATCAATAAATGCTCATAATTTTTTTGTATGAAAGGCATTTGATGTATTACATTACCTAAAACACCTGTTTCTATATTCATGTAATGATCTGCCGCTTTATTACTATCTCCTTTGTTAATTTTATAAGCTTTCAATAAGGAAGCCAAACACTCTAATGGTTCTCTATATATAATTAAAAACTTAATTTTTTTATCAAAGTATTTTTCAAGTAATTCTAGGTTGCCTTCTGAACCCCAATTTGATCTGTTAATAACATATTTTGTACCAAATGTTTCAGAATAAGTGTAAAAAGTTTTTCTAATAACATTGTCTAAAGAATCGTTATGAGGAAAATTTTGGTGTTGAGATAATTTTAAATTTTTTTGATTTTTTATACAATCAAGCTGGTAAATAATTTCTGTAAGAGGACTATTAGCTGTAAAGGTTATATCAGGATTTTGATTTAGAATACTACCTAATAAAGTATTACCTGCACGTTGTAAACTAATACAAAAATATAACTCCATTAGTGGTGTTACTTAATACCAGTTGCCACCTGCTTTTTTTATTTTAGTGACCTCTCTTATATTCCAAACACTTGATGCTACTAAACTACCTTTTGGATCATTAACAGCAACAAACCCTGAACCACCAGCCGCACCTACTCTAGAAGGAACCGCAGGACCATAAGCACCACCGCCCCCACCGCCACCTTTATTAGCAGCACCAGCTGTTGATACTAAAGCAGAATCAGAGCCACTGCCATATCCTGTTCCACCAGTGCCTCCAGGGCCAGGAGCACCCCCTTTGTCATTAGGAGCTGAAAGACCGCTATCGCCAGCTGCTCCGCCCCCACCGTCTGCTCTAGCTACTGGAGAGCCTGTAATAGAAGATGTTACGCCTTGTCCACCTCTGCCTCCAATAACATTATCAGGATTACCTTTTTGACCAGCTTCACCTGCTCCACCACCACCTACAGCACAACCATAGTTTGATGCTGGACTTCTAGCAAGACCAGATGGATAACCTTGGCCTGATGTACCAAAACCACCTCCTGATCCAACACCATACCAAATACCAGCCCCACCACCTGAACCTCCGTCTTGTCCTTGCTGACTACCACCTGCGGGGTTTCCTGCTGCTGGTCCAATATAAGCAAACCTACTGCCGCCTGACCCACCGCCTTCAGAGGTTATAGGCCCAAAACTAGAATCTGATCCTTTATTCCATGTGTTGTGTGCACCAACAGCTGCTCCTCCTGCTCCAACTGTAACAGGTATTGTTGAGCCTGCGGTAATTGATAAAGCTGGTTCTGCCGAAGCTCCACCGCCAGATGCTTCGCCTGGTGTAGATGATCTGTAGCCACCAGCTCCTCCACCCCCACCAAAGAATCCGCCTGCACCACCACCAGCTAACACTAGATAAGTTACAGAAGTTGTTGCAGGTGGAGCTACAAAGTTACCACTAGAATTAAAAGATGTTACAACTGCTCCAAAAGTTGATGTTTGTGTTGCTCCCACTAATGGTGTTCTTTCATTTTTTGTAATAGACATATTATTAAACCTCGTTCCATTGTAAATTAGTAGCGTCCCAAACGTAATCAGTTTCTGTTACAGGGTCAGTGCTGTCATTAAATGTTTTACCTATCCATCTTTGGTTAGTTTCATCCCATGTTGCGTTAGCTCTAAGACCGCCTATATCAACTGTATTAGGATAAGTTACTGGAGCTCTCCAATCATCATTTGAGTCTAAAGACCAAGACGGAAAAGGTTGAGGCTGTAAAAATTTGTCTTTAGAACTATCATAAGTAAAATCTATACCTGCAAATTGTTTTCTAAAATTATGATTATAAGAAGTTTGCTTCCAAGCAACACCGTTTTTTAAGTGTGGGACAATAGATGCTACAAATGTTTCTGCGTCTGCGTGAAGATCACCGCCGTTAGCATTTACCTCTTCGTTGGATATTACTAAAACTCTTATTACTTTATTATTGCTGTCAAGTTCTGCAAAGTGAGCCATATCTTAACTCCTTACGCATCATCTAAAATTTCACCAGATATTGTGTATGTTAAATCACTATTTGCACTAGCTTGTACTCGCAACAAATCTGTTTCATCTAGGTATAATTGAGAGTTTTTATCTATAACCACCAATGTTGAATCTGCGGGAACTGAAACTGTAGACGCAATAGCATAATAGTTAGATCCATTATCTGTTGATATTTGTATAGTTATATCCGCAGCACTAGAACCATCTATGTTTGCTATTACAATAGTGTTAATTTTATGACACTTATCAGATGCTACATCTATAACGTCTACAGCAGAGGTTGTAACAGCTCCATTGATTGTAAATGGGGTTACACTGGTTACGTTTACTAAATTTGGGGTTGCCATAATTGTCTCCTATATTATCCGAATATTAAACCAAAAGCTATAGCCCTACCATTAGTTGCTACTCGGCTTGAATTTTCTGTTATGTTTCCTGTTGATGCAATAGCACCTGTAACTGTTGCATCTCCACCTATAGATACATCATCTGTTACTGTTAAATCATCCTCTACTTTTAAATCTACTACATTTAGACTAGCAAAAGCATCTACTATTGCTGCTCCAGAACCTGCTCCATCTGAATAAACTGCTTTAGTATCTCCAGCAGGTATAGTTATATTAGCACCACTACCTTGTGAAATAATTATGTTTTGCGATCCAGATGTTGCATTTTCTATAAACCAAAGTTTAGATACTGTGTTTGGACCAATAGTAATAGTACAAGCCGAATCAAGTGTACCTGTGTATTTTAAATAAATAGATCTTCCAGGATCAGTTGATCCGTCTGCAATAGTTGTAGTGTGAGTATCAGCATTTGTTGTTATGGCCTCTGTACCAAAACTAAATGCTTCTGCAATAAGCTCTAGATTAGTATTTGTAGATGTCCCCCAGGTACCAGATTCATCACCTGTAGCTATTTCTTTTAACCTTAGATCATTAACGTATGTTGCCATGTTTATCTCCGTTCAAATTTATTATAAGTTGTTTTTTTGTAAAAGTTAAGCCACCTCTACCCAATTTGGTGTCTGTGAATCATCTATTCTAGACCAAACCAAGACATTATTTACAAAACCAGTTGCTTCTAAGCCTGTTACAGAAGTGTTTGCGTCAGCTTTTGTAGTGATTGTGCCAAGACTAGAAGTAGCAGAAAGACCATCTACACTAACTCTAGCATTATGATGTACGGTAATAGATCCTAGGGCAGATGTGCCAGCAAGTCCAGATATTACTACATTAGCCTCTCCATCTACATCTACACTTACACTGCCGAGAGTGGCTACTGCACCTGCGACTACGACTATGGCTTGAGCATTAACACCTGCTGTAGGTGCTCCTGCTGTAGCAGAGACACCAATAATTCCAAATCTACCAGCGGCGTCAATAGCAACAGCACTAACTGTTGCGGTTGCCGCACTAGGTGCTGTTAGTGTGACTGGTACAGGTTCTCCCCAAGCACCTTCACCCCAAGTGCCTCTACCCCAACCAGTAATATTAGCCATATTAGGCTAGATTAAGCTATTCTAATAATAGCTGTACTGGCTGCTGCTGCTGGGAAAACTACTGTAAAATCGCCTGCGGTTGATGTTTTATCACCACCAAAGTCTATTGTAGCTACAGACTTATTACTATCAGAGGAGTTGTAGATCATACAACCTCTAGCTGTAACAGTTGCTGTTCCAAAAGTTAAATCAGCAAAATCAGTAAACCCTGTAGTACCACTAGAAGTAGGATCTACTCTAGTCAAACTATTTCCACCAGATGAATAATTAGTACCACTAGCTTCATTTGTAGTTGTAAATGCTGTTGTAGTGGCTCCTAATGTAGCTGAGCTTGTATATAAAGCTAGTTTAAAAGTATCTCCACCTGAGTTTTTAAAGTTGTGCACAGCTTCAAGAAGTTCTTTTTTAAAGCTAGTGGTTAATGTTGATGTAATAGCCATATTAAATCCTTTTAATTATATTTGCTAACTCTGTATCTCCTTGTTTCACAAAGTCTTGTATCAAAGTAGCCTTATAGGATTTTAACGCATTTTTTATATAAATCAAACAAACCTTATAAATTAGTTCTTTGTAGGCTCTAGCTTGTTCTTTTATATATGGATCCTCGCTATCGCTTGTGCTTACTATTTTTTCTGTTAATCTTTCTGCCCAAAACTCAGGCGGATGACCACCATGATTGCTTGTTTTAGCCTCTATAACGCCTAATCCAGGCATACCTGCTGGTGTTATCTTATCTACCATTTTTTTGGCTCTGCTGGTCTTAAAATGTCATCTTTGCCTATACTTTTTATATTTTCACTTTTAAGATGTGCATCAGTTCTATCTACTAATACAGGCTCTTGTTTCTTTTTGACTATATCTAAAGTATCAATCCGTTCTAATTTTATACCGTCTTCGCCAACTAAAATAATATAAGGATTTTTTAACCTATGGTATCCATATAGTTTTTGCTCTGCTGGTACGTCTGTGTCTAACAAACTTGAGCTATGTGCAACTTCTACTTGCATACCTGATTCTATACACTTAGCTAACCAAAATTCTACACAACCTCTTCCTGCTTCAGCAAAGTGTAAATTTCCTTC